AAGAAACAGATTAAATGGGCAAAAGTAACAGGTATGCAAGTTCTTGAACAAAGAAATTGGGCAGGTAGATATATACCTGTAATTCCTTGTTATGGTCAAACCTTGATAGTAGATAGTAAAAAGAAGAAGTTTGGTCTTACTCGTATGGCAAAAGACCCACAACGCATGTATAACTTTTGGTCTACAGCGTTAACAGAGTCAGTAGCATTAGCGCCTAAAGCCAAGTTTTTACTTGCTGAAGGGCAAGATGAAGGTCATGAGGGTGAATGGAATACGGCAAACATTAAATCTATGCCTGTATTGCGTTACAAACAAACCGATTCTGAAGGTAGGATGGCTCCAGTTCCACAAAGAATTCAACCTGAACCACCACCAACAGGTATGGTAACGGCACTTGCTGGGTTAAATAGCGACTTAATGGCTGTTATTGGTATCTATGACCCAAGTCAATTGCCTTCAGGAATGATTAGTGGCAAGGCTTTGAATGGTCAGCAACAACAGACCGACATGACTAACTTCCATTATTACGACAATTTAACTAAGTCGATAAGACAATGTGGTCGTATATGCTTAGATTTAATACCGACAGTTTATTCTGAAGAACGTATTTTAAGAATTATTGGTGCTGATGGCAAAGGTGAATTAGTTACCTTAAACCAAAAGGGTGCTGATGAACAAGGCATTGAAAAGATAATGAACGATGTTACGGTAGGCGAGTACGATATTGTAATGGAAACAGGTCCAGGTTACGCTTCTAAGAGAGCTGAAGCTGTCGATTCTATGATGCAATTATTTGCTGCTGACCCTAATCTTGTTCAAGTTGCTGGTGATTTATTGGTTAGAAATATGGACTTCCCTGGTGCTGAAATTATCGCTGATAGGTTGGCAGCTTCTAATCCAATGGCTCAGATTGATGATAAATCTAAGATTCCACCTCAAGTTCAAATGCAATTGGCACAATCACAACAGACTATCCAACAGTTACAGCAACAGCTACAAGCTATGCAAATGGATATGAAGTATGGTGCTAGTGTTGCTCAACAGCGTGAAGAAGCATTAATGCAACGTGAACAGGTTAAGGCTGAGGCTAGACTTGAAGATAGCAAAATGCGTACGGATGTTCAGGCACATGATACGGTTATTAAGACTGAAACTCAGAAAGAAATCGAGAGTATGAAGGCTCAATTAGCCTTATTACTGGCACAAATGGGTATGAAAACAGAACGAGTAGCAATTGACGAAGCAATCGAAAGGGGAATTTAAATGGCAAGAGAAATAGTTACGTCTGAAAATCGTAAAGAATATATGGATAAGAAACTTGGTAGAGAAGAAACAATGCCAAAGTTTAAATTTCCTCATTATGGTATTGGTGACATTGTAAGAACAGGTGATACTGGTCACATGTTAGTTACTGAACATGATGAAAAAAATCAAGGTTATATGGGTCATGCTGTAAATGAATATGGCGAAAAAGAAATGCCTGAAAGACAAAAAGCTGTATTGCATAAAGAAGTCGGAACAGGTAAACATCATTTATATGCTAAACATGGTGAACATCCTGAAAAAGAAGAGTCACAAAAAGATAGAGCTAAAAAAATGGATGATGAACAGCACGAAAGAGCTAAAAAACATCCAAAATACGAAAAATTAAGAGCACAAGTAGGCAAACGTCAAGCTATGGATGCTATATTGCATGAATTAAATATGGGTAATAGTGAAAAATCTACCCCTAAATAACTAGGCAANCAATCGGAGGAAATATGCCAACAGTAACAGGAGCAANNGNAACAGAGTGGAAAATGAGGGAAATGGCTCGTAGGGCAGGTAAAAAGTATGAAACTGAGCCTGTCAATCCATACGCTAATTTAACTAAAGATGAGCTTAAGGCTCAGAAATCTTTAATTAAGNATGCTATTAAACAAACAAAAATTGACAAATAATTTTTAAATCTTTATAACTTAACCATCAGGAGCTTGAGCAATCATGGCCGATACAGAAATAAGAGAAGCAAGTAGTGTAGTAACAAGTGATAATGCAGCAGAATTCTATGCAGAAAGATTAGGTTTAGCTGACAGAGACCAACCTGAGGCTGATGAACAATCAGAGCCAGCACAAGTCGAAGAACAGAGTAAACCACAAGCAGAGGAAGAAGCTAATGAAACAGAAGCTAGTAAGCCGAAGGACAAGCTAAATAAACGATTCGAAAAAGTATCTAAAAGAGCTGAAGAAGCTGAAGCAAAAGCTAGAGAACTAGAGAACCGTTTAAAAGAGTACGAAGTACAAAATGCTCCTCCAATGTCGTTAGAGGGCAAACCTGAATCATATCAGTTTAATGATGCTTATGAGTATGAACAAGCATTAATAGAATGGTCTGCAGGTAATGCTTTAAAGCAAAGAGATGAACAAGAGTTTCAACGCAGCAAGAAGAAAACGAAAAGATTTCAAAATCTTGGGCTAAGAAAGTTGAAAAAGCGAAAACTCAATATTCAGACTTTGATGCAATAGTGCAGTCAAGTAGTGTTATGGTTGGTGATGAAATACGAGACAGCATTTTAGAAAGTGATGTAGGACCACAAATCTTATACCATTTAGCATCAGATGAAGACTTTGCAATAAAACTGACAGAAATGCCAGTTATAAAGGCTCTTAGAGAAATTGGCAAGTTAGAGGCTAGGTTTGAACGCAAGGAAGAACCGAAAGTAGCAAATGTTTCTAGAAGTAAAGCACCTGAACCTATTAGACCGTTAAGTGGTGGGAAAGCTGGAGCTGATGTATTGATTGACACCAATGGTGAATTTCATGGTACATACGCACAATGGAAAGCTGCAAGACAAGCTGGTAGGGTTAGATAAACCTAATTTTTTTGGAGAATTAAACCATGGCAAATACGCTATTAACCATTAGTAAAATTACTAATGAAGCACTTATGGTGCTAGAAAACGAATTAACATTCACATCCGAAGTAGACCGTAACTACGATGACCAGTTCGCTGTCGTGGGTGCTAAGATTGGTGCAACTGTAAACGTCAGAAGACCTGGTCGTTTCATTGGTACTATGGGACCAGCTTTAAACGTAGAAGACTTGAACGAGACTTCAGTTCCTGTAACTTTGTCAAATCAGTTCCACGTTGATACCCAATTTACAACCCAAGACTTAGCATTGTCTTTAGATATGTTCTCTGACCGTATTCTGAAGCCAGCTGTTGCAGCAATTGCTAACAAAATTGACTTTGATGGTACTACTGTTGCTGCTTTAAACACAGCAAACATCGTAGGAACAGCAGGTACACCTCCAACTGGTTTGTATACATACTTATCAGCACAGGCATACTTGGATTCTGAAGGTGCTCCTCGTGATGGCAGACGTTCATGTATCGTTGAGCCGTTCACATCAGCAACTATCGTTGACTCACTCAAAGGCTTGTTTGTACCTACTGCTGAAATTTCATCACAGTACACTAAAGGCTTAATGGGTCGTGATTCAGGTGGTATGAATTGGAAACTTGACCAAAACATCGTTTCACAAACTTTTGGTAACTTTTCTGCTTCTACAGTAACTGCATCAGTAGCTACAACAACTGCAACTGGATTTTTAACATCAGGTTGGGCATCATCTTCAACAATTACTTTGACTGCTGCTAACACAGGCACAATCAATTTAAATGCTGGTGATACATTCACAATCGCTGGTGTATATGCAGTTAATCCACAGAATCGTCAAGCGTATGGTACTAACAAACTTCGTTCATTCGTAGTTAAGAGTGCTGTATCTGTTGCTTCAGGTTCTAGCGTTTCAGTTACTGTTTCTCCTGCTGTTATTTCAGGTGGTCAATTCCAAAACGTATCTATTCCTAGCACTTCAGCTACTGCTGCTGTAACATTCTTTGCTTCACAATACAATGCAAGTGGTAACGGTGTCGTTTCTCCACAAAACATTGTTATGCATCGCAATGCTTTTACATTGGCAATGGCTGACCTGGAACTTCCTGAAGGAGTCCATTTCGCAGGCAGGGCTTCGGATAAAGAAATTGGATTGTCAATGCGTGTAGTTCGTCAATACACAATTAACAATGACTCCATTCCTACTCGTGTAGACGTTTTATACGGTTGGGCCCCACTCTATCCTGAACTCGCTTGCCGAGTTGCAGCTTAATTTAACGGATAACGAAAGGTAACTATCATGTCTAATCCAGGACCAGCAGTAACAAGTTCAAGCCATCCAGCAAGCTACGCAATGCAAGTAAACAATAGTTCTGTGTTTTTACCACAGAGCTTAATTGTTACTGACCTAAACAATGCTGGAGCTTCTGTTACTCCAACAGGTCTAGCATTAGGTGTAGCTTTAACAAGTGGTGGCTCTAGCTTGTACGGTGCAATAACAGCAGCTAACTTAAGCACTCCACAAGGTGTTTCATTAGTTGCTCCGAGTGCATCTACTACAGCTACTACAGTTCAAAACCTTTATTTAAACGTAACAGCTGGACTGACTACTGCTGTAGCTGGTGCAACATTTGACGTTTATGTTTATGGTTACGACTTAAGCGTATCTAACTAATTAAAATGATGTAAAAGAAAAAGCCATGCCCAAAAAGTATGGCTTTTTTTATTGAATACTCTATAATTGAAGTACCTTATTTAAAGGAAAAAAATCATGCCATCTACTACTATTTCTCGTGGAAATGTTCTCTCTCAAACTTACATTGGACCAACTTTAACTCCTGTAGCCGTTGCTGCTTATACAACAGCTGCTCAGACATTTAATATCGCTGGCTTACAGACTACTGATGTCGTTCAATATGTGGGCTTACAAGGCTCTCAAACAGCAGGTGTAACAGGTGCTGAATGTGATGTATTAACTAATGGTGTATTGACTGTTGCGTTTTTAAATAGCACAGCAGCTTCAGTAACTCCAGCATCAGGTATTTATGTATTTTGTGTAACACGTTGCGAGAATTTACCTTTACCTACTACTGCTGTTTAAGGATAAATCATGGCATATAACTCAGCGTTTTCACCTTTTGGTGCTACTTATTTAGTTGGAACATCGGCTGTGCAAGT